CAGTTCGTAGTAGATCGCGCCTTCGTCGTTGACGCCCAGCGTGGTCGGCAGATCGGCCAGCGCCGCCACCGTCGCCGCTCCTGCAAAATACGTCCACTCCCAAGTATTCGAGACGATGCGCGAGATGTAGGCAAGCCCGGTATCGGTCTGAAAATAGATGAACCGCTGCCATGCGTCCGGGGTGTAGTCGGTGGTAGCAGCGCCGCTGCCCGTTGGCACCATCGACGCAGCAACACCGCTGATCGTCGGAAGTTGAGCGGCAAGTTTGCCCAACTGATTGAACCATCCCTGCCATGCCGAAGTGAGGACGCCAGCGGGCATCGGATTCGCTGGCCGCATGTTGAACGGAACTCCGTTCTGCCCGCCCTGCCCTGCCGTGATCGGTGATTGGATAGGGGGGAGGCCGACGTTGATGTTCGGGGATACGCTCATTGTTCCGTCCCCGGTGCCACGCCCATATAGGCGTTGATGTAGCGGACAAGCTCAGTAGAGCTCGTCGTCTTGATGCGGAAAGTTCGTTGCCGCCCCATACCCAACTGCCGCCACATGTAGCGCGGCGCGTTGCCCTGCGACGTTTCGGCCGATGGCGAAATTGCGGCGCGTGAGAAAGGGAACGTCTTGCCGCCGTCGTTCGACCACTCCAGCGAAGCCGTCGCGGTACCCATGTCGGCATCGAGTTGCAGGAGCGGATACTTGATCTGGTGCTGACGGTCTGACGCCGTGGGGAACGTGCGGGTGTAGGTGATGGCGGTTCCCGCGTCGGACGGGTAGCCCTGTCCCTGGTGGTAGATGTTGCCGCTCTTGGCGTCACCGACGTAGCCGGGAGATGTCGAAAACAAGATGCCGGGGATGTTGGCGAAGCACGCCGGGAACGCCCCCTCATATTGCCGCTCGTGCCAAAGCCCCGTCGTCAGATCGTACACATACGCCGCTTGCGGCGTCCATGAGGAATTGCACGTCAGAAGGACGTAGAAGGTGTGGCCGTTCTCCTGGTAGCCGTAGGCGCGGGTATAGACGATTTCCTCCATGATGCCTTCAGGAGTAGCCGCCGTGATGCCGAGAATCTGCTGCTCGATGGCCGGATTGGATACGCGAACGGGGTTGGTACCCTGCGTCATGTAGACCTGAAGGACGCCGTTGGTGTCGCACCCCAACCACATGATGGTGTTGTAGAACTTGACGACCGAGAACGGCGCGAGACAGCCGAAGTTGAGCGTGGCACCGGGGACGCGCGCGAACGGGAATAGCGGGTTACCAGCGTTGTACCAGATTTCCGTGGTGGACTGTCCGAAGATCCACAATTGCCCGTTGAGGACCGCAAGCTGGTTTTTGTAGTCGCTGCCGCCCGTAACCTGCACGGTGTCCAGTGCGTTCCAAGTCGTGCCGTCGAGGAAGCCCGACACGCTGACTTTAGTTGCGTCCGCTGTGTCAATTGCGATGTAAAATCCATCGAGATATTCGAGCGCACGACCAGCAAACACGATATCCATGGTTGGACCGGTCGTGTTGGCGTTGTAGATGATGCCAGCGCCGAAGTCCATAACGAGGATCTGAGTCCCGTTCGCTACGATTTGAACCGGGGAAAGCGTGCTTCCGGCATCCATGACACCGTAGTCAGTAATGACGCTACCATCGCTTGCCACCTCGTAAAAATGCGAGTTGGACACGGCAAACATGCGCTCGTCACCAGCGAATAGCCCGCGAACCGGACCAACCGATAGCGTTGAGAACGCCGGGGAAAGCAAGCCAGGACGCCCAACCAGCATCATGGGGCTTTTGGAGTGCGCCCCTCCCGGTTCTGGGTACAAATTGATGGCCCGTTCCGCGTCCATGACTGGCGAGACAGCGAGATAGGTTGGACCGCCAAAGCCGGGGACTGCAATGGTCTTCATCACCAGCCCCTCCCAGCGTTGCCGGTCATGTAATTGAAGCCAGTGCGGTTGGTGACGGCATCAAAGGCAGGGTCGAGACTGAGAACGGGCGTTTTGGCGTTGTAGGAGCGCAGCGCGGCCATGGCGAGTCGGGCTTGCTGCTGTACAAGCGGTAACGCCTTATCAATCGCGCTCCCAACGATGTTGTTTTCCTTGCCATACAGGAGCATCATGGGGGCGATGGCGACGGCGAGGCACTTTCGCAGCGCTTGCGCGTATGCCGGTGGGAACTTGATAGCCGTCGTTTGATCGGCGAACGCCGTCAACTGCTGCCAGGTGTAGATTTCGAGGATGTAGGACGCCTGCGGCCCCGGCCAAAGGTTGATTGAGCCATATCCGAGCGTCGGGTTGAAGTTGGCGTCATAGTACAGCACTAGCGGAATGGCTGGCTGAAGGTTCTGTACGCGAATGGAGGCCCACTGGTCCACATTGATGATGCTGACAGGCTGGCGAACGACCGGCGATGTCGTGTTGAGGATGATATTGGCGTCCTGGATGCCCGTGGGACGCGGCGCGGTGAAGTCAGCACCCACAGGACCAATGGTGTACGTGATCGAAGTCCCGTTCAACGCGTACTGGTTGGGGACGTAGGCGTAGACTAGCAATTGATCGATCAACCACGAGTCGATCAACTGGTTGGCGACGACGAAGATATCCCCCAGCACTTCGGTGGACGGTCCCTGACCAGCCCGCAGCGCCCCGAGATCGCGGAGCGCTTGATAGGCGAGTTCGTTGGCGCTATAGGATTGGATGCTCATTAGATGACCTCGATTCGGTCGCCAACCTTGAACAATAGGCGCGTTTTGTAGTCGAGGATGATACACCCTTCAGATGCCGCTCCGGGGATCTTGATTGAATCGGCATGAATAAGGAACGCGGAACGGCCAAACATCTTATTCGTGGAGTCAGGCTGAAGCACACAACAGGCTGGCCCAAACTTGGCGTGCTTGGGGTAGATGAGCGTGATCGTATATCCGCCGCGCGGGAGAGGCCCTTTATTCTTCAACGCCTCGCTGGCCGTAGAATTGACGTGACCCGGAGAGCCAGCGTATCCGCGCGAGATAGCCTTGCCGCCTTGCAGCAAAACACCTTCGGCCTGTTTCCATTGGTACGTCATTTAGTTCGTCTGAATCTGCGACGGGGGCGCGGTGGCGGCTTCGGTCTGCCCAGCCGGGGGCTTGCGGCCCAGGAGCGCAGCGTTGAGGTTGCGGATTCGCGCCATCGAGTCCATGTAGTTCTTCACCAGCACATCGCTGGGGGCGACTTCGTAGCGCGGTGCGAGTGCCATGGCGAGAGCGTAGGTGATGGGTTGAAGGTAGCCAGGGGGAAACGTGATGGTCGTCGTAGCGTCGGCGAATTGCGTCAGCGCCTTCCACATGGTCAACTGAATCGTACCGCCAACCGGGATAGGCGACACATAGACTTTGGCGTTGCTGGTGGCGCGGTCATAGAACAAAGCCTCAATCAGCGGTGAGCTTTGATCCCGGTTCGGGATGCTGGCCCACTCAACTCCATTGACGACCCGCACAGGAGCCGTTAGCGAAGCGGTGTAGACGGCGACATTGTGGACAGCCGCCTCAATCGCCATTGGCCGCGTGGTATTCCACGTCAGCGCAGAGCCGATGGTATAGGAGTTGACGCCAGCGGTCAGCGCGAACGTCTCCAACGAAAGGGCCGGAACCATCAACTCCTCTGAGGACATGTTGTCGAGCATGTCGTTCGCCGTGCGGAGAGCCTGAGCTATTTCCGTGGCGGAAGGGGTGCCCCCAGCGTCCAGCACACCCAAGTAACTGAGTGCGTCCGTTGCCATGGTCGTGAGTGAGATTGGGTTGGGCATTGGTCCCGGCCTTTTTCGTTAGTCTTGCGCTTCGACGTGCTGGCCGCGCCGCTTGCGCGGCTCCGGCGTGCCTTCGAGGGCTTCCACCTTGCCGCGCAGCCGCATCAGTTCGGCGTCCTTGTCGCCAACGGTTTCATCGCTGACCGGGGGCAAGGTGGCGTAATCCGTCACCCACGCCGAACAGCCGCGCGGGGCGCGTTCCGCCAACGAAGCCTTTTCGTGTTCAGCCGAGAGGACCACGCGAGTCTCCACAAAGTCCGTGAACTTCGGCACGTCCTCGTATTCCTTCGTCTCACCAATGCGCTGCTTGATGGTCGTCGTGTTGCGCCGAAAGATCGTTTTGGGGTAGGCGTGCTTGATGTAGTTGCGCGTGTAGCCACGTTGGGCCATCGCCGTCTCCTGGTCGCGGTTGGTGACGCGAATTGGCTGGTGGGTGGCGTGGTACATATCGCGGGGATAGCCGCCGTTCTTGCCGCGCATCAGGTCCAACTGATCGATGCCAAGGGGCAATTGATTGGTCGCCCGGTTGTCGTTCAACTGCGCCAGAATCTCGCGTGTAATCTCTTGTTCAGATGCCATAGTTTCCTCTATGTTCGGTTAGGGGTTGAAAAAGTGGGGCGGTTGACGGTCCCGCCCCAGATCGCCGGAGGTTCTACGGCAAGGTGGTTGCAGCAGCGTAATGCACGATCAGGCCGGGGGTGTTGATGGTCATGGCCGACGCCGCCGACTGCACGAACGGCAGCTTGTACACCAAAATCTGGTTGTCGGTGGACAACGTGACAGGGGTACCGAGAGCCGACTTGATGGGCAAGAACGAACCCGCCGTGGTCACTGTGGTGATGAGCGTGGGGACCGTGTTGGTGATCGTTCCGCCGAAGCTCACCGGCGTGACCGTAGATACAGCCGCTCCCGTAGCCGGGGTGGCGAACGAGATGCTGCCCAGAGTGGCCGTACCGATGGACGTGGGGGCCGTGGTCTGCGAACCGTAGTAGCCCACGATATTGGTAATGACCGCGCCTTGCAGTGCAGTCACAGCCGTGGGGATCACGATATTGCAGGTCAGGGTATTGGTGCCAGCCGCCGCGTTGCTGGTTCCGTTGAGGACGTAGACCGAGCTTGCGCCAATTTGAATCAGCGTGTTGGTCGTGGTCAGCGTGGTAGGCGCGAAGGTACAATTGGCGGGCGAGACGAAGAACGTCTTATCCGCCTGCCCGCTCCACCGACTACCGATGCAGTTGATGACGCTCCCGGGGAAAGCTCCGCCGCTGGCCGGTCCGGTGTAGATGATCGGCAGTGAGTATTGAACCGAGGCCGTACAAGCGCCCGAGGGAAGCGTGCTGGTGAATACTCCGGTGAAAGGTCGGCTGGAGTCTCCCGTGCCGGTGGCGGCTTGCCCAACCCAAACCTTCGAGCTGGCCGCGTGCGCCATCTGCGCAGTTCCCAGTTGCGCCCGTTTCACCTTGTAGCAGGTGGCCGTGGATCCTTGCGATGTGATCTGCGCGGCTTCGCGGTCCACAAAGAAGTACGAGGCGTTGCCGCTGGTGGAGGCAAGCACAACGCCCGACGCGCTGGCGATACACCACTCGGCATTCGTGGTGGAGGTCAGGGCGCTGGAAAGCGTGGTGCTGGTGGTGGTCTGCTGCCCGAACGCGGCGAGAGCCGAAAGAACGAGCAAAATGAGGATGTGAGGCATGTTCTGGTGTCCTTTTGGGCTTTCGCCTAGTTGAAGATTTGATAGGTAAGGCACATGGGGTTGGTTACCGGACCAGATGCCGTAGTGATCGTGAAAGATGTTCCAGCCGTGCGGGCGCTGACCCATGCAGCGATGTTGGTGGTGTTACAGGTGACACTGAGGTCGCTTCCGAGGCTGGAATCCATGG